GCCTTCGCGCGCGCGAGCGTCGATCGACGCGTCAATTGGCGTCGACGCGCGTCACCGATCTTGTTCGCGGCGTTCTTCTTCGCCTTGGTCGCTCGTCCGGTGTTCTTGTTCTTGAGAATGACAAATTTAATGTTCGAGCGACGCACGTTTTGGCGCGTCAGTGGGTTCTGGAAAAGTACGGTGTTTCCATGTGTATTGAATGCATCGGTCATGGACGTGAGCGCCATGCTTCGAAACGTTTGGGGCGACATGTAGTGGCTGGCCGTGGGATGAATCTTGACAGCCTTTTGCCCGTTCGAAAACGCGTTGAGCGTGATCGGGTCGGTCGGAAGGTTGTTCACGGTTTGCTCTTCCCACGTGATGGAATTTTTGTGCGATTTGTTCTTGGCGTTGTTGCGATTGTCATTGCTGCTGTTGTAGTTGCTCCTATTTTCACTGTTCGATCCGTATTCGTATCGACGTTGTCTAGTGGGTTCTCTAAGTCTACGTACGCGACGCTGAGCCCGCGCCATTCGCCGACGGATTGGGTTGGGATTCCCATAGGAGTTGTATTCGTCCCTGTGCGTGTGTCTCCCATCCGCGGTGTAATGACTGTTTTGAATGCCGTACCAGAGAGGATCTCGTCTGTCGGTGAAGCTATCGGATCCAAAGTACATGTAAACGAACGTGTCGATGTCCTTATCAGTCGGCACGCGACGCAAATGGCGTCGAAGGACTCGTTTCACTTTAGCCACGCGCGGGTCGGCGGGATCATCGAGTGATGTAAACGGCTCACCCGAGATATCGTATGCATTTTGTCTCGTGCGGACGCCCTCGCGGATGTCACCGCGGTAAAACTTACCTATGTCGAGCAAGAACTGCTTAAAGCCTCGTGCTTGTCTCCGACTTTCGTAGTCATGAGTACCGCGATATCCCCGACGCTGGTTAGCGTAAGCTAGCTGATGGGCCTTGGGCGTTAACATCGGTGGAGAGAAGATACCGAGTTTTAAAGCGAGGCGTAACGTCAAGTGAACCAGCTGTCCGTGGAAACGGGGTCCATGGAGTCCAAGGGGGTCCATGGAGTCTATAACTTTAATCAATGCGTTCTCTATACCAATTTTATCGACTGAGTTCGAACGTGCAAACCCGTGTAACGCGGTCGTCCTGAGTCTGAAGTATTGTTCTCTGGTCACCGTCGCTTCGATCCCGTCCCCGAAACTCAGTGTTACCATGTAATTGTTGTTGCTGTTGCTCATACCATACGCCCGGTTTTTTATCGTCGCTTCGTTATCTTGAGCGATGTGCCCTTCTTCGCCGACTTGACTTTCTCGTTATCCGTCTCCATGTGTCTCGGATTGTACATCTTCTTGTGCATGTTCCAGAGTTGCGGCGAGCCCACCCGGAAATTTTTCCGGAGCGTCGCTTTCCACCAAAAAACGCAATCGGAAATCTTGTTGCTTCGGACGGTGTTGTCGAGCACCAAACACCCATAGTCCTCCGTGCACGCCTCGAGCACCTTGTTAAACATCTCGAATGTGGGAAAGATGCCGAAGAAGTTCTTGTATAACTTTTCCCGGTTCGACAAAACCGGTTCTTTAAAAACGAACACGAAATCACAGTTCGCCCGGAGCGCCGGTGGGAGATCGATCGCGTACTGGAGCGTCATGAGAAAGAAGATTTTGTAGTGGCGCCCGTTCAGAAAGATTGTCCGCAGCTGCGTGTCTCGCACGAACTTCGTGTCGTACATGCAGTCGTCGAGCACGATGAATGCATTGTTACCGGGTTTGTCCTTGTTCACGCCATTCACGAGCTTGCGCTGTCGCTGGATGACGCGCTCGATGGCGTCCTTGTCGAAATCCGAATACACGAATAGGTCTGGTATGAATTCCCCGTAGAATGAATTACCCTCCTCGGTTCCGTTACACACGATCCCACACGGTATGTTTCTCTTGTGCCACATGATGTCCTTCACAGCGACCGATTTTCCGGATCGACGCTTCGCCACGAAGATCGACGTCGCATCGTTCGGCATGTTCTCTGGCTTGAACTTTCTGAGTTGTAGGTTAAGACCACTCATCCTGGTATCGACGCGGCTTTTAAAATCAAACATTTTCCTCACTACCAGTAGAGATGGCGCTCAAACTCGCGACCGTCGGTGCCATCGACACATGGCTCACGTCGAACCCGACGTACTCACACTTTCTCCAGCGCTTCAAACGCCACACGCGTTTCTCGACCGAAACCGTGGAGAGTCCCTTCGACGGCGAAGTCGATTTCGACGGTGAGGTGTCGTGCCGCGTGCCTCAAAACAAGGGAGACCTCATACGAAACATGACGGTGAAGATCACTCTGACCGATCCAACCCCGGACTCTGTGGGTAAAAACGATGTCTACTGGACGCCCTCCGTCGCGAGTCATCTCATCGAACACGCGGATCTCGTCATCGGTGGTCAAACAGTACAACGCATCACGGGAGAGTACATTTACATGCACCAGCAGCTGCACAACGCGTTCGACGAGGTCGACCAAAGCGTGTACTTCCTGACCGGACATGGCAATTTCTTGCGGTACTCGAACGGAACGTACACGTACTTTTGTGATTTGCCGTTCTACTTTTACAGAGAGCCGTCGCTGGCGATTCCGTTGTGCGCGCTCACGAAACAACTCGTCGAGGTGCGCTTAAAGTTCCGTCCGCTCGATCAATTGATCTGGCACACACGGAAATCAGACTTACCGGTGGGGATCACTGCGCGGATCGCGAATCTGAGTCTTGATTGCGACTTTGTGTACGTCGGCGACGAAGAGCGACGATACTTTATGACTCGCCCGCTCTCGTACAACATCACGCAACTCCAGGTGTCACAGTTCAAAATCGATAAAGACGAGACGAGTCGATCGGTCATGCTCAAATTCAAGCACCCGGTCCGGGAACTGTTCTTCACGTCGACGTCGGATTACACGGGCGTGATCAACACCCCGTACGATTTCAATACGATACGGCGCGTGCGGTTGCGCTTCAACAACGAGCTGGTCTTCGATAAGAGTCATAAAGAGCTCGCGTACCTCGAACCTCTCCGGAACCATGTCAACTCTCCGTTCGTTCGAACGTCGGTCATGGCGGACACGATGAGTACGACGTTCGGTGCGAGTGGAAGAGAATACCTGCTCAAGGGTGATTTCGGAATGTTTTCTTTCGCCCTGAGGCCCGAAGACACGTCATCGGCGTCGGGGTCGGTCAATTTCTCTCGAATCGTGCACAAGCTCTTGACCGTTGACATAGACCACCTCTATGCGAATTACGACAGCACGGTTCGAGTCTACGCGGTCAATCACAACACACTCGCGATAAATGGCGGGCTCGCGGGTTTAAAATTTTAGAACTCTATACTAGATGGCCGGGCGAGTACAACTCGAACTCGGTCGAGGGCCCCAGGAAACGTTCTTCACCGGGGATCCGGAATATACACATTTCCGGAGCGTATTCAAAAAGCACGTGAATCACGCGATTCAATCCGTCGACGTCCAACCAAACACGGCGATCGATTTCGGCACGTCGACGTCGTTTCGAATCCCCGCCAACAGCGGGGACATGATTCGGGGCATGTACCTAAAGCTCACGCTCTCGAAAATTGAACACCCATCCGGGTCTCCGGTGGGATGGATCGAATCGATAGGACACGCGATCATCGATCACGTCGATCTACTCATAGGCGATGCGCTCGTCCAGAGATTGACGGGGGATGTCCTGCAGATTCAGAGCGAGCACAACTACACGCAGACCAAGCAACAAGCGCTCAAGCATCTCATTGGAAAGTTTCCGGACAGAGGGGCCGGAACTCCGGTCTCAAACAAGGCCATTTCGGCGCATCTCGGCGCGGCGACGAGCGATACCGATCTGTTCATCGAGCTCCCGTTTTATTTCCACGGCGAGGAATCGCTCAGCATCCCACTGTGTGCGATCACGAAACAGGAGATCGAGGTCGTCGTGAAGCTTCGACATTATCAATCAGCACCGGATGGACACCTCATGGTCAAAACGGCGGATGGGGCGCACATCGACTTCACCGCGAGCTCTGGGACGCCACCGCACGTCGTGAAACTGACACTCACGTGCGATAATGTGTTTTTGGACGCACCCGTTCGCGAGGCCATTCGGTCGGCTCGCAAAGAGTATCTCATCACGCAGTACCAGCGCCACCAGGTGACGCTCGATGCAGGCACGACCGAGGCTCGGATACCACTCGCGTTCGTAAATCCCGTGAAAGAGCTCTTCGTGCTCGTGCGGTCGCGCGTGCCCACGGGCTCGTCACCGTTCGATTACGATAACCGAGTCACGACGGCGGGCACGGGAAATGGAAAGACTACCGGTGCAGGAGGGCGTTTGATTCTCTACGAACATCTCGATCACATGACGCTCGACCTGGACGGGAGTCCCGTTTTGAACAACGTCACGGGGAAGGCGATTTTCCTCAAAGCCGTGCAGCCGTACATGCATCACAAAAAGACGCCGCTCATTCGCAGGTTTTACTCGTATAGTTTTGCCCTTGAACCGGAAATTTCGACACGTTCGACCGGAACTGTGAATTTCTCAATGATCAAGGAACAGGATCTTCGCCTGTACCTCAATCCGCAACCGACGTACGTGCGCGACGTGCGCGTCTACGCATCATCGTTTAACATCCTGCGCGTCCACCCCGAGGGAAATACGGAAGTAATTTTTGATTGTCAAATGTAACGTAACATGAAGACCGGATTCTCAAATTTACAACACGATGAAGTCGACGCCCAGGACAGGTACGCACAGGCCATGATTGACGTGTGTCGACCCGTCTTCGAACAGGCCGTCGTTCTCGCGGGGAAATACGCGAAAGCGTGTGGTCGTGATGTCCTCCTCGTCGAAGACTTCCAATTGGCCATGAAATTCTGCGTCAAGCACAGGGTCGGCGAATCAATGGAGACGCTTTTTCCGGAAATTGACATGGAGGAGGAAGAGGATGTGAGCGACGAGGAACTCGAATTTGAAGATGACGAAGACGAAGCCTGGACACCGTACACGGGCGATGACCCTCTTCTGAAGCGCGTCACGGAAGCGTCGATCGAGTACGAGTCATGGACGCCGTCGAATCCCGCTCAGGAATTTCTCAAGAGTAGCTTAGATGCGCACGAGATCGAGTGATCCCGGTGGGTTCGATCAGAGTGAGTTTAAAAAATTCAAGGCGTGCGGCGACGACTCGTCGTCATCGTCGTCGGATTCAGATTCAGATTCGGACACCAGCGACGGTGTGAAAAGGCCCAGGGGGCAGTCGCTCCAGAAGAAAGAGAAGTTTAAAAATATAGCGAAAGTTGAACCTCTCGTTCCGGAATAATTTCTACAGGTACAATATAAACAACACCGATGTCCAACGCCAACGTACCGAAGAACCAGCAAGTCGCTGAAAAGGCGATGAGCTTTGACCTCCAAGAACTCCAGCGCATCAGCCGCGACGTCGCCGGTCGTCTCGAGGGCCAGGCGCTCAACTCCATCGTCCAGGGATTCTCCTTTGCGGCCGCCATGAGCTGGATGGACGTCTCTCGATGGGCCATCTCGCGCGTCGTCAAGGGCTCGAAGAACACGGGTTTGCAATACACGCTCACGGCGACCATGACGTCTCTTTTGTCCATCCTCGTGTACCTCATCGTGTCCGCCGTTTCCAAGCGCGTCATCAAGCCGACCGCTCCGCTCTACGCGATCACCCGCTAAACTATCTCTGAGGACGTCCAACGTAAAGC